CTGCACCCAGAACGGTATCCGTGGTGGTTCTGCAACCGTCCACTTCCCCATCTGGCACCAAGAGATTGAGGACATTATGGTCCTCAAGAACAACAAGGGCACTGAGGACAACCGTGTCCGCCGTCTAGATTATTCTATCCAGCTATCTAAGATTTTCTATGAACGTTTCATTACGAATGGCGTTATTACTTTGTTCTCTCCCCATGATGTTCCTGGTCTATATGAAGCTTTTGGAACTGATCTATTCGATGAGTTGTACGTGCGCTACGAGGCTGATGAGACTATCCCCAAGAAGCAACTTCCAGCCCAAGAACTTCTTCTCGATCTTCTAAAGGAGCGTGCAGAGACAGGTCGTATCTACATTATGAACCTTGACCACTGCAACACCCATAGCAGCTTCCTAGATAAGGTTGAGATGAGCAACCTCTGCCAAGAGATTACTCTCCCCACCAAGCCCCTCAAGCACATCGATGACACCGATGGTGAGATCGCTCTATGCATCCTCTCTGCTATCAATGTAGGCAAGCTACGTAACCTAGAAGAGATGGAAGAGCTCTGTGACCTCGCTGTACGCGGTCTAGACGAGCTTATCGACTTCCAGCGCTATCCTATCGCCGCTGCCGAGTTAGCCACCAAGAATCGCCGTTCCTTGGGCATTGGCTACATTGGTCTAGCGCACTACCTAGCTAAGAACCACGTCAAGTATGGTGACCCCGAGGCATGGAAGCTAGTTCATGACCTAACTGAGCACTTCCAGTACTATCTCATCCGCTCTAGTGTCAACCTAGCTATGGAGAAGGGTGCTTGTGGATGGAGTGATCGCACTAAGTATAGCCAGGGAATCCTACCCATTGACACCTATAAGAAGGATGTTGATCAGCTAGTGCCACATGAGCTCTCCTTGGACTGGGAAGCCCTCCGTGCTGACTGTCTCAAGTATGGCATCCGTAACTCCACTCTAAGCGCCCAGATGCCCTCAGAGAGCTCCTCTGTGGTCTGTAACGCCACCAACGGTATCGAACCACCTCGTGGCTTCCTATCCGTTAAGAAGAGCAAGAAGGGCTCTCTTAAGCAGATCGTTCCCTCTTATAACACACTTAAGAGCCACTACGATCTTCTATGGGAAATGACTAGTAACGAAGGTTACATTAACATCGTTGCAGTCATGCAGAAGTTCTTCGACCAAGCCATTTCTGGTAACTGGAGCTACAATCCTAAGCACTATCCTAACAATGAAGTGCCCGTATCGGTCATGGTACAGGACTGGTTGAATACATATAAGTATGGTTGGAAAACTTCCTACTATCAAAACACCTACGATATGTCTAACGACGGCGTAGAGGAAGAGAAAAAGCCTGTCAGCGAGCTAGATAACATCCTAGCCACCCTAGAAGGAGCTGACGATGATGACTGTGATTCTTGTAAAATCTAAGTCACCTCTGTTATAATAACCCCACTATTGCGATACCTATGGACCTCCTTAAGTCTACAAATAAGCCCCTAGATGGCATGACTGTGTTTAACTCAAAGGAAGTAGACACCAAAAAACAACCAATGTTCTTCGGTCAACCCCTGGGGGTCCAGAGGTACGACTCATATAAGTATCCCATTTTTGAAAAACTAACTCAACAACAAATCGGTTACTTCTGGAAGCCAGAAGAAATCTCTCTCCAGAAGGACCGTGCCGACTACCAAAAGCTTCGCCCCGAGCAGAAGCATATCTTCACCTCTAACCTCAAGTACCAGATCCTCTTGGACTCTGTACAGGGTCGTGGTCCTGGTATGGCATTCGCCCCCTACTGCTCCCTACCCGAGCTAGAGGGCTGCCTCAAAGTGTGGGAATTCATGGAGATGATTCACTCCCGTTCCTACACCTACATCATCAAGAATATCTACAGCGATCCTAGCGAAGTCTTTGACACCATTCTCCAGGATGAAAAGATCCTAGAGCGTGCAGAGACCGTTACCAAGGCTTATAACGAGTTCCTACAGGCAGCTAACGAGTATGAGTCTGGTACATGGAAGTTCGCTCAGGAAGGCGTTCCCATGGCTCAGGATGCTCGCAGAGAGCTTAAGCGCAAGATGTATCGCGCCATGGCTAACGTCAACATCCTAGAAGGTATTCGTTTCTACGTATCCTTTGCCTGCAGCTTCGCTTTTGGTGAGCTAAAGGTCATGGAAGGTTCTGCAAAGATCATCTCTTTGATTGCGCGTGATGAGTCACAACACCTAGTCATCAGCCAGAACATCCTCAAGAACTGGGCTAAGGGCGATGACCCAGAGATGATCACCATTGCTGAGGAAGAGAAGCCTTGGATTGAGGAAACTTTCCGCAAAGCAGTCGATCAGGAGAAGGCATGGGCTGAGTACCTATTCAAGGACGGCTCCATGATTGGTCTCAACGAAAAGCTACTAGCCAACTATGTCGAGTGGGTTGCCAACCGCCGCATGAAGGCAATTGGTTTAGAGCCCATCTATGATGTACCTGCCAAGAACAACCCCCTACCTTGGACAGAGCACTGGCTCAACTCCAAGGGCGTCCAGGTTGCCCCTCAGGAGACAGAGATTACCTCATATATCAATGCAGGTATCAAACAAGACATGAAGGAAGACCAATTCTCTGGTTTTTCTCTATGATACAGAGCCCCTTTTGGGGCTCTTTTTTTATAAATAGTTAAAATAATGTGAGTGAATAATGGAAAGGAGAGAGTTGATTGAGCTAGCTCTACAAGGCTCAAAGGTAGCAGAAGAAACTCAAGAGTCAACCAATATCTATGTTGACATTGCAGAGCACTTGTTGGGTGCCGGTCATGCGAATTCTATCCGCGAGATCGATGTAATCCTAGGAGGCATGAGCATAGAAGCAGCTGAGTCAATCCTTGACATTGTTGAGAATGGAGAGAGCCTTGAGGAAGGCAACAAAGAAGAGATCGCTAAGGGCACCAAGGCAGACCCCGAGGGCTACATGGTACTCCGTCAGCTAGCCACCGCTGAGGACGCCTGTAAGCGCATTAAAACTTACATCGGTGGTGATGGTGAGCTACAGATGCCTGCATGGGTACAGGCTAAGCTAACCACCTCTGCGGCTGATCTAGATAGCGTTGCCGATTATCTGCTTTCTGATACACCCGAAAAAGAATAAATATTTAAGTACCCAGATCGTGCCCCCTTAATGTTATACATCTATCACTATAAAGATATGGATGGAGATAACCGCCCACCAGCGTGTTATCAGTTAACTTACCGTGGCTGTAAATATTGGTCTTGCTACTGCATTCATTTGCGTGATTGGTTCTCTCAAGTCATGGAGAGTAAAGAAAAAACCATCCGTGGATAGGTATTATATTGGGGGCTGATACAGCCCCCTTTTTTTATAAATAAAAATAGCTTAGTTGTTATTATGAGTAAGAGTAGGCACGATAAAAGAAAGCAATATATTATCTCCAAAAAAGATGCTCCTTGCCATGACTGTGGAGGCAGATTCCCCCACTACTGTATGGATTTTCACCACCTTGATGGGGAGACCAAGCGCCCATCAATAGGCAGAAAGGCTTTAATCACAGCACTATGTAAGTGCTCCGAAAAGACTATTGATGAAGAGCTGTCAAAGTGTGTTTTGGTGTGCGCTTGCTGCCATCGCATTAGACACCACGGACTTGACAGCAGTGCCGAATAGCATTAGAATCAGCCTTGTAGAGGGTGATGCGGAACTATTATAGATACTTATAGATATCTACTTGACAGTTGGCAGTTGATTACCCAAATCCTTGGAAGTACAAGGGAAGAGCATTTACTACTGAGAAGATAGGGGACCACTATGGATTCGTGTACCTTATTGAGAATCAACTAACAGGTCAAAAGTACATCGGTAGAAAGTATTTCTGGCAAAAGAGAAAGCCAAAAGGTAAGACCCGTAGAGTAACTAGTGAGAGTGACTGGAAAAAGTACTACGGTTCTAATGATCAGTTAAAAGCTGATGTAAAGGAGTTTGGTGTTGAAAACTTCACAAGAAAGATAATTTCTCTACATAAAACAGTAGGTAAAACTAACTTTGCAGAGACAGAAGCTCTCTTCAAATACAAGGTATTGACTGAAAAGTTGGAGAATGGGGAGCCTCTATACTACAATAACCAGATTCTCAATCGTTATTTTAAAAAGGATTATTGGGAAGATTAATATAAATACACTGTCTTAAAGAGGTTCCATATGAGAATCGATTTACACAACTTTTTTAAATACTATAAGGATGATCTAAAGCATCATCGTGAAGCAGTCTCACAGCTCGAAGCTGCTCTCGAAGAACTAGATCCATCCCTCTTGACTGATGATTCACCGTGGGTCAAGACATACAGGAACGCACCAGATCCAAAGCCAGAAGATCCTGAATTGGTTCTAGCTGTTCCTTACTACCCACAGACTGATAACTACACAGAGCCTGATCGTACTTGCAACTCATCCTCTTGTGCTATGACATTAGAGTACTTCCGTCCTGGTACTCTTAATGGTCCTAAGGGTGATGATGAATACATCCGTAAGGTATTCAACCTAGGCGATACCACAGATCACAGCGTACAGACTGCTGTACTCAATGATTATGGGGTCAAGTCTTCTTTCCATTATGACCTAGACTTTGCTGACCTAGATGCTGAGCTATTGGCTAAGCGTCCTGTCGTTATCGGCATCCTCCACAGAGGCACCTTACAGAACCCCACAGGCGGTCATATGATCGTTGTGATTGGTAAGGACGCTAAGGGCAACTATATTTGCCATGATCCCTACGGGGACCTCTATGACGGCTATACGAGCTCTGTATACAACGGTAAGTCTGTTGTGTATGAACCCAGCGTACTAAAGGCAAGGTGGACTGTAGACGGTCCTGGGAGTGGCTGGGGGCGTATCTTTGATGCGAAGGTAGAAGAAAAGAAGTCTGATGCTGGGGTCCTTCCTAAGGCAGGTATCGAACTTATTAAACAGTTTGAGGGACTTCATGTTCAAAAAGAAGACGGAATGATTCATGCCTATCCTGATCCTCTATCTGGCAACCTCCCCATCACAATTGGCTGGGGGTCTACAAAAGATATTGATGGCTCACTATTCTCTTTGGGAGACAAGATCTCTCGTGAGAAAGCAGATATTCTGTTAGAGCATCAACTACGTAGCGATTATCTCTCAGTTCTAGAGCGCACGATTCCATATTGGGTTGAGATGAACGACAACCAGCACGGTGCGTTGCTCAGCTTTGCCTATAATTTGGGTGCTCATTTCTATGGAGGTGAGAATTTCCAGACAATTACCCGCGTTCTCAAGGAGAAAGAGTGGGCAAAGGTTCCTGATGCGCTATACTTGTACCGTAATCCAGGTACATCTGTGGAGGAAGGTCTTCGCAGACGCCGCATCGCTGAGGGAGACCTCTGGGAAAGCTGATAATGACTAAACTTTTTTGTGGATGGTTCGAGGGCAAGTGGAGCAATCGTAATCAGGCATACCGCTGCCCCCGATCGGCTGCCTATGTTCATGTTGAGCATAGGCGCCTAAGTGAGAATGAATTCCACTGCACCTACAGGTACGAGAAGAAGAAGAAACCTTATCGCTCCTTCAAAGTAAAAATCCACCACGAGGATGGTCACATCGTTGTGAAGAATCCCGAGATGGATATTGTGTTTAGATTGGAAAATGGTTGTTTTGTTGCCAGTACTGATCAAAAATTAAGCGAAGATATTTTTTGCACTAACAAAGCATACTTATGTAGCAATCACTATCATGTGTTGGATAAGGGAATTGATATCAAAACAGGTCGTCTCATTTGGGGACTTGAGGACGATGCGTACTTTGAATTTGAACGTGTTGAATCTGTTTAGATTCTTTCTCCCAATTCTTTAGAATCATTTCTGACAGGTGATAGTTACAACTATCAATGTCATTCATATACTGATATCTTCTTTCCATAGGACAGTTCCTAAACTGGCACAGAAATGGGACCCATAGGAAATCCCATGTTATTATTTAGGGGATTCCGCAACTTTGCGGAAGGTGTGTGAGACCACCCTTGTTCCCTATTATTGATTTGTTTTGAAACTTCGCAACTACTTTCTGCTCACCGGCGCGATCGTCGCACTTGGACAGGGAGTTACCTCCGCGTTTCCCCTACCAGATCCAGTTGCACCTCCCGCTACTGAGCTCCAGGCTCCCCCGAAGCCAGAAACCATTGAAAAATGGACTTTGATTGGAGGCTCTAATGCAGAGCTCCGGTTGGTTGATGCCCTCCAAGAGAGAGGCATTACAGACAAAAATGCTATCGCTACCATTCTAGGTAACGTTAAGCAGGAGTCTAAATTTCACCCCAACATTTGTGAAGGTGGACACCGTGTACAGTACCAGCACTGCCACGCAGGCGGCTATGGACTTATTCAGTGGACCACTGCCGGTCGTTATCGCGGTCTTGGTGATCATGCATGGCGCATGGGAGTAAGCCCCTCCAGATATACGGCACAGATTTCTTACATTTTCACTGAACGCGAGTGGAAATACGTTGAGAAATACATGAAGACTGAAGGTAACAGTATCGGCTACTACATGGATAAAGCTTATTACTGGCTAGGATGGGGTGTGCATGGCAAAAGAACTGCATATGCACACAATTATGCAACAAGACTGCAAATTGTTGAGGTTCCTGTCTAATAAATAAAGTTAACTTCAGGTGACCTATGAAGCTACCAGACTTCCACTTCAATTTCCATTTTGGAAAGAAGAAAAAAAGTCCCGTTCGACTCATGTTGATTGGATTTTTTCTTGGTTTTCTGGTAGACTTCTTACACAAACGTTTCAAGGTTAGCCAAGAGACTTTGTGGGACCTTATCGACGAGATCGGGCGTGAATTCAAAATTGAAGACATCAATGAACTCGTGCTTTCTTATTCCCACCTCCTAGAGAGAAGAATTGAGAGAGATGTAGATAAGGCGATAGAAGACTACTGGAAGGAAGAGGATAAAATTAATCCTCCTCCCCCAGTTATTCCTATCTTCTCGGAAGAGAAGGAAGGAGACACTCCTCTTGGAGGAGAAATGCGTATAAGAGCCCCTTGGGTAGATCCTGCCGACTGAAAACTATGTCTCGTTATGAAAAGATCATCAAGTACATCAACAATGCACTTGAAAACAACAGTCACCTCTATAGTGACGAAGAGATTATCTTTATGAAAACTCAGCTACGGGAGCTAAGGGAAACCAAACAACAAGTTCGTAAGGAGGAACGCCGTGGATTTGGTTCTTAAGACCGTTGGTATTGAGTGCTTAACTAAGCCCTCATTTGCCGTACCTGATATCACTGAATCAGTCATTGCACTGGTCAAAGATATGAAGGTAAAAATGGTAGAATGGAACGGAATTGGTTTAGCAGCTCCACAAGTTGGACACAACCTAAGAATTCTAGTGCTAAGACTCGGCACCGGACAGATACAGGAGATGATTAATCCCCGTATCAGCTGGACATCACCCGAGACAATCCCTATGGCAGAAGGTTGTTTGAGTATTCCTGGTGAAACCTGTATGGTGACTCGCCCCGCAAAGGTTAGAGTAAAATTTCAAACCATTGATGGCGACTTCAAGTATTGGTGTTTGCACAAAATGGATGCAAGAGTTTTACTCCACGAGTATGATCACCTAGAAGGAGTACTCATGACGGAGAAAGTTTAATGTATGGTTCTTTAGAAGTGGAAGAATGGGAAACCTATCCAGATGATTACGATGGCGCACAATTTATGCAAAATCGTGGTAGAATGACTTATCTAGAGTATCTTTATGAGCTTGAATATTATGGAGTCTTATCAGATAAGGAGGAGAGAGATCCTCGCTGAAATTATTTGTGAATACATTGAAGACGCTGATTACGATGCTCGCCGCATCTATGAAGAAATTTTATCTGTATTGGCTAGTGAAGTACAGGGACGTGAAGAAGCGTCCAAAAAAGCTATCGAGGTTCGGGAACTTGCAATGGGGAAGAGATTTCCTGCAGATATGCCCGGTGATTATGTAATCTAACCCCCCCCTATTATTACTATGGAACGCGAATTTAGCGACCTATCCCTGAACCGCAAGGAATGTGGAAAATGCGGTGCAGTATGGATCAATGGTCAACACACCTGGGCTACCGGAAACAAGGGTAGTGAGGAAGATCTAGCTGGTCTAGTATGCAACAAGCTAGCCGATGATCAATGCATCAACCCCTGCCGTGGCGTAGAGACAGGTGACACCTGGGCTAAGCGCTTTGGTGATGTGGCTGCAGGCTTTGAGTCAATTAAAGCACGCATGGAAAAGCAGCGCGAAGATTTTCGTGAAGAGTTTGGTGAGGACGCCTGAGTAACTGGCACACTCTCTTCACATACCGAGCCTGTTCGGCTATAATAAGCAGGTAAACAAAACACATTATGAGCCTACGAACTAAGTTCCGCAAGTCGATCGGGATCTTTCAAGATGCCATTAATCGCACCATTGAACTTGACTACTCACAGCCTAAGCTCTACAAAAAAGTATACAAGTACTATGAGGAGCAGGGCATCAGCTT